AAAGAGTAATGCAATGTTCGCAGACTTAGTGTATAATCTAATCACAACTCAGGGTAAAAAATAATGATTTACATTGTAGATATCGAACCCGTAGAAACACGCTACACAGGTCAATGGAAGACCCACATCCCAAAATTACTTTTAGGTAGAGGACAAGATGTTACAGTTATTGAAGGCCCCACAGACATCCCAGCAGCCACAACCCCAGGAGCATTCCTTAACTTTGGCGGAACTAATGTTTATAAGTCTGCCCAAGTTGAGCAACTTGGTCGTTTGTTTTGCGCAGGCACAATCAATGCCGGCGATCATTTTATCTTTACTGATGCTTGGCACCCTGGAATTATCAACTTAAAATATATGAGTGAGCTTCTTAACATTCCAGTTAAGATTCACGCACTATGGCATGCTGGTAGTTATGACCCAGCAGACTTTCTTGGTAGGTTAATTGGCGATGCTCCTTGGGTTAGACACGCTGAAAAGTCATTCTTCCACGCAATCGACCACAACTACTTTGCCACACAGTTTCACATCCAAATGTTTTTAACAAATCTGTTTGGTGAAACCAGAGACTCACGGCAAGATTACATGCCCACTAGGAAGATCGTGCGTACAGGGTGGCCAATGGAGTATATGCCAATGACGCTGTACCCATACAAGCACTTTATCAAGCGCAATTTGATTTTATTCCCACATCGTATTGCTCCCGAGAAGCAAGTGGAAATCTTCCGTGACTTGGCACAGCAAATGCCCGAATACGAGTTTGTTGTTTGTCAGGATCACCAACTTACCAAAGATGCGTATCATCGTTTACTTGCCGAAAGCAAGATTGTGTTTAGTTGCAGTTTACAAGAAACATTGGGTATTGGCTGCTACGAAGGTGCGTTGTTGGGTAGTATCCCGTTAGTTCCAGATCGTCTGTCATATACAGAAATGTACGATACAGAATTCAAATATCCAAGTGAATGGACTCAGGATTGGGATAGTTATATTGCACATCGAGCAGAGTTGGTTGAGCGTATTCGCTATATGATGCGTAATCAAGAAGACATTGTTGGTCACGTATATCAGCAAGCACAAACATTGACCAATAACTTTTTCTCAGCACAGGCATTATTGGACAATCTGCATGGATGATAAGAAACAAATTTGGTTAACTTTGGCCCGTGAGCAATACCCAAATCTCACCGAGGATCAACTGGCTGTACTGAGTTTAGAAGCAGCCAGTCGTTGGTATTTGGGAGAAGAGTCAGAGTTGACCAACCTGTTTGACCAATATGTTATGATAAAAACCCTTAAAGGACTATGAGTTCGGTTAGGACTTATTTGACAGCAGTGCCACTTCAAAGTAAAATTACAACACTATTCACAAAGGATGATTATGTCTGACCAAACTCCCGAAACAGAAAACGCAGAACATCAAAAACTCATTGAACTTTTGAAGTTTACTCCACGTACATATACCATGCGAGTATGGGGCTATGGTGGTGATTATGCTATGGGTACCGTAGATCGCAAAATCTATGACTACTTTAAAAATCGCCGTCTTGATTTTGCTGAGTTTTGTTATAACGATTCGTATGCAGAAGAAAACAATATTCCCGAAGAAATGTGGCCTTTTCCGCCAGATCAGTGGTACGAGTGTGATAATCTAATACACGTTAACGGAGTCGATATGAATGGTGGTACCATTGAAATCGAGGACGAAGAGGGAAACATAGTCTATCGTAAAGATATGAGTGATATCAGCGAAGATGATATTACCACAGACGGCGGTGATGAAGCATTCATTCATCAACACGTCACCAAAGACAAAGTAGTGTTCTATGGGGTCAGCAGTGAAAAGGGCACGTTTTTTGAAACAGAGATTGAACTCAAAGCCCCGTTTGAACTCGAAAAACTTAATATCACTTTCTGCGATGTTGATGGAAATGAGATTATGTCTGGCGCACAATATGACGGTGAAGAACTAGACAATATGGATATGAACACCAATGGTAAGGGTTATGATATGACTCTCTATGCGTTGAAGTCAGGTTTCTCGGGTGGCTATATCTATCAGCCAGACAGCATTGAGAGCTATACCAATGTAGATAGTATTACATATCCAACAACTGATTGGTTCCCAAAGAAAATTAACCCAGTGCGTACAGGTATGTATGAAGTTATGACAGCTGGTCGTAGTAGCTATTTGCGTAACGCAGAGTGGACCGGTGAATACTGGAAGTCTAACTGGGGCGATGAAGTTCTAAAAATCAAATCTTGGCGCGGTACTTCTGTGGACCCAGATAGTGTTGAATTTAAATACGAGGAGAATTAATATGGCAACTTGGACAATTACACCTTCAATGAAAAAGTCGTTGATTGAACGCTCTTATTATCACAAAGACGACAACACAATCATCATTGAAACTGGTTGGCGTGGTGGAAAATTTACTTGCGAGACCGAAGACGACACTCCGCCAGATATCACAGAAGGTACTGACCTATACAACTGTGATTATGAAGTTGAACTAGTTGAAACATTTGACGGGTGTTGGGAAGAGCACGATACAGATGAATGTGATGAAGAAACACAGGAATGGCTAGAAGAATTCTTTGACGAAGGCAATAGCTGGCTTGACTTGGAAGAACATGGCTGGACACAGGGTGATACAGAAATGATTATTGACTGTGATCCGATTATCAAAAAAATTGAGGAATAATATGACACTGCCGCTACAAGCTAATCTCAAAGGTTGGCCGTTTGCGGCTGCACAATGCGTTATTGATACAAAACGTGAGGCAGCACTGCAATTCTTTACAACTCGTGTGATGTTTGATGATTGTATGCACGATGAAAGCGTTATCCCACGATATTACGACAAGTATCGTTCTTGGATTGGGGGCAGCATCAACAATACCATCAAGGGTCTAGATGCATTTCCCATTATGGCCTATAGCAACGGTACGACAGAGAGTTTTGACAAGTTCTATCTAAAGAATGCGACAAAACGATTCCGTTGTTTCCGTGGCGAGTATATGTACCACAGAGTAGCGTGGCGTAACTACTTCCCTAATTGGGCATTCATTGACGATGAACCCATTCAGGCAGGTGATGCAGTGGTAACAAGTTTGCCGTTTGCAGACACTGGTGATATTCACAAGATGTTCACTAAAGAATTCTTGGATGATTGTTATGCTAAGGGTGTGCCCATCCTGATCGATGCTGCATTTTTTGGCATCGTGGGTGGATTAGAGTTTGACTTTGATCATCCTGCAATCACTGACATTACATTTAGTCTGAGCAAGACATTTCCCGTCAACTTGATTCGTATTGGCATTCGTTTTACCAGAGAAGATGACGATGACAGCTTATTAGTGTATCATAAGACACAGTATGTAAATCGTTTGGGTGCTGCCATTGGTCTAGAGTTTATGAATACTTGGGGCGCAGATGACATTTACAACACTTACCGAGAGTTACAACTTGACTGGTGCAAACAAATGAATCTTGTGCCCAGCAAGACTGTGATTTTTGGTATCGACCATAATCACAACTATGATCATTACAATCGTGGTAGTGTAGACACAAATCGTTTATGCTTTGCCAAATACTACAACAGTGGAATTTTGCCGCAGGACATAAAGCAATCCTAAGTAACAATATGACAGATACAAGTAAAAACTTATCACAAGTAATTCGCAATCAAATGCGTTCTAACGGCAAACGGTTTTGGGCTGGAGACAATATCAGCGATTATGTAGACGAGGAACAAAAAGCGGTCTTGATTGACGAAGCCACACAGGCTTTCGAGCAAGTGCTTGACACATTGTTGATTGACAGACAAAATGACCCAAACTCAAAAGACACAGCCCGACGACTCGCCAAAATGTACTTCAATGAAATTATGGCTGGGCGATATGAGCCAAGTCCGAGCGCTACAGCTTTCCCAAATGATACTGAGGGACGATATGAGGGTATGCTTGTCGTTCGCAGCGAACTCAAGAGTATGTGTAGCCATCATCATCAACCTGTTACAGGCGTGGCTTATATTGGAATCATTGCTGGGCCTAAACTTATCGGCCTATCAAAATATAGTCGCATCGCACAATGGTGTGCCAGAAGAGGTACACTACAAGAAGAACTCTGCTTGGACATTGCTCGGGAGATTATGTTGGCAACGGGTTCGACTGATGTTGGAGTTTATATCCAAGCCACACACGGTTGCTGTGAAAACCGTGGTATTATGGCGCACTCGTCCCTTACACAAACAACCGTTCTTCGTGGTGCGTTCAAAGAAGACTTAGGCACCAAGAAAGAATTCTTTGACAACATCAAACTGCAACAGGACTTTGCCCCACGCTGATTTGACATAAAATCAAATTGATTGTATAATAGGGCTATGAACAAATTCATTGCCCCAATTCTGTTGTCTTTAGTTCTAACTGCTTGTGGCGGTGGTCCCGGTGGGTCTAGTGAACCCACAAGCAACTCATCGCATACACTGAGTAATACTTTAGTTCTAGCAGTACAGAGCACCAACGTAGACACAGTGTATAACACAGCAGTGGGCGATCTGAATGGCGATGGTCTAGAAGATGTTGTAGTCGGTGGTTGGAAATATGACAGTGCTGTGGCACATCTTTGGGTCTTTACTCAAAACGCAGATGGCACACTCACAGACAGCACCTTGAGCTTATTGGGCAGCAACACTTACTTGGGCAGTCAGCACGTATTCATTGCTGATTTTGACAACGATGGTAAGAATGATATTTGGTTGCCGGGCTTTCGTGACGGCAGCGCAGAAGTCCCAGCAAACAGTGTGATGTTCTGGGGTACAGGCAGTAATGCACAATTCACACGACAAACATTCACAGAGCAAACAGAATCACACGGTGCTTGCATTGACGATGTGAATGGCGATGGTAAACTTGATATGATTGTGGCTGATAGTGGAGCTAGTGGTGGCATCTACTATAATCAGGGCAACAGAACTTTTGTACTAGACAACACAGTGTTGCACGGTAACAACTATTTCAGTTCCTGTGCAGTAATGCATCAAACAAACGGTGACGTGGATATCTTCTTGTCCAACAACTACGCAACAGGTATCCCAGACAATATCAACGTATACGACAGCGCAATGGTATTTCAAAGCGCAGTAGGAATCACAGCACAGCCCGGTGAAGGTGCCACAATCGACTCAATCGCAGTAGACGTAACTGGTGATGGTGTCAAAGACTTAATCACTATGCACAACTCGGGAAATGGTCGTGATATTTGGGTCAACACTGCTGGTAATACTTATTTGTACTACGCTACTCTGGACACATTGGGCAACGACTATTATAGTTATTTGGTCACTGTAGACAACACACCAATGATCCTGATGCCAGGCAATAGTGTGGGCACTAGATTGTATCGAGTCAGCGACCACACAGTGTATCAACCCACTGCTTTCTCAGACATGGCAGCAGGGCACACAACAGCACAGGCAGCGGCAGTTTACCGAAACACATCAACAAACAAGAGCTATATGCTACAATTATTGGACACAAGTTTTTACATCAAGGAGATACAATGACTTGGTTTCTCAATTGGCTCGACAGCTTGGGCCGCAAACGTATTGTAATGGACAGGATTGACAATGAACCTTATCTCGAGCGCTACTACTTGTTTCTGAAAGATCGCAAAAAGTTTCCCTTCAATGTGTTCTTGCACAAGTTTCTAAAGAGTGATCCAGATGATGTTCACGATCATCCTTGGAGCTATGCTACTGTTATTTTGAAGGGTGGTTATTATGAATGGACTCCGCAGTTTGATGCAGCAGGAAAGAAAATTGGCGAGATGGCTCGGTGGTGTGGACCCGGCCATTTTCGTATATGTAGCGCTGGCAGCTTTCATCGTATTGAGCTTGATCCTAGCGTAGAATGTTGGACCGTTTTTATGCCAGGTCCACAAAAACGTGAATGGGGATTTCTGACTCGTGGCAAATGGATACAGCACGAAGAATACTTGAACAGTAGAATGGCTGGCAAATAAATACTGTATGTTCTTAGGATTAGTCCAAGATTTATCTGACAATCAAATTAGACCATTACTACAACTCAACAAACATTGGGCACTGACAAAAAACAATGATCACATATCGTTGTTGTCCAATGTTTGTCCCCATCAAAATAGTTTATTAGCGAAAAAGGTGTGCAGTGATGTAATGGTATGTCCTTACCACGGTCTACGCTTTGACTCCATGGGCACGGGACTAGACAACAGTTATCAGTTAGAAACAAAGCCCGTCTACACAGTGGGCAATATGTTATTCAGCGAACAGATTGAGTTTGATTATCCCATAGACTTGTCTTTTATGCAATTAGTAGAATGTCGTGTTGACAGCCTAAAGACTAGTCCAGAAATATTCATAGATGTATTCTTGGACATAGAACATATCCCCGTAGTACACAGGGGCGTTTATGACAAAATAGGCATCACAGATGTATCCACAATACGTACAGAGTTCTTTGACTGTGGATCGCATCAGTTTGTACAGGATCAGGATGCAGTATGGACTACAATTTATCCCAACACAACCATTGAGTGGCAACAGGGCGCACTATTTGTAAATGTTGCAGTTGCTACAGCAACGGGCACAGATGTTGTCATATACAAATATCGTGACAGCAGAATCTCAGACGCAGAATGGGTGTTGAATGAAACTGTTTGGGAAGAGGCTTGGGCACAGGACAAAGAATTGTGTGAAAACATTGTTGCCGTTCCCGTCAATAATCTATCAGACTTAAAACTGCATCACTTAAATGCTATCAAAAAATAATTGGATAGATATGTCGTGGGAAGGCAAGATACCCAGACACATCAAAGAAAATTTCACAATTGAGTTTAAACAACGAGCATCTGGTCTAGTGGACTTTGACGCAGTATGTGATCAAACAGCACAAGAAATTGCTGCACAGTATGACAATCTGCATCTATCATTCAGCGGTGGCGCAGACAGTGAACACGTAGCCAATGTGCTGTACAGAAACAAAATTGATTTTGTACCAGTTATAATGACACTGGGTGAAATTGCTACAGAAGAAACTGACTATGCGTTTCGTTGGTGCAAGCACAGAAACATTGAGCCATTGCATTTGCATTTTGGCTATGAGATAATGGACAACGGAGTGTATCGCAATGCACTTAAAACTACCAGAGCAAGATTGCACATCGGGGTTACCCCTGTACTCTTAGTTGATGAAGTAGAGCGCAGAAATGGTCACATAATTGCGGGTATGCAAGTAGAATATCATCCTGATGAGCAATTCAGTGGGCTAGAGGGCATACCCAAAGACTATCGTGGCTTTGTACTAAATGAGTGTGACGCCTATTTCGAAATTCTGAGTCCCAATCAACATCCTTGGGCATTCTTTTACTGGAGTCCAGAAATTATGGCAAGTGTGATTGGTAACTGGGATACTAGTATGGACATGACAAAGGCCAAGGCAAAGTTGTATAATACAGAGTACAGACCCAAGATGATCAATGCACCATTTTTAAAAAGTGCTAGACAATTGACTAAACTAAGACAGCCCAGAGACTTGTTTGGTAGCATTGATAGTGCATTATTGGGCGACACGCAAGAATTGCTTGGAAAATTATTATGATTAGTTTACCTCCCGGATGTACAGTTGGCTATGAAATCAAATTTGCAGTCAACGATCTAACCGATGAAATGTGTCAGTGGTTTCTATTACAAGGTGGCGAAGCCTGGGCCACAGAAGAATATGACTATCATGGTCGCAAACGTATGATCAAACACGTTCGCTTTGGTAAAGCCAAGCCCAGCCACAAAATGCAAGACGGCACTGGTAATTACTTGGTCAGATTTTCTGGCACAGATGCGTCGACGGCAAGTTTGTTTCTGTTGAAGTATTACGATGAAATCGTAACACACAATATGCAAGAGACTATGGATAGGTATGAGCAAGACCACAGTTGATTGGAGTTATGCTGGCCGAAACAACTGGTTCAGTGTTGCTATGCCACAAGAACAGTTGTTGTTTCAGAGTCATCAAAAAGCAACTAAGTTGTACACTAACTTTGATGAGGCAGCAGCCTACAACGCACAGTGCATCTACACAGACTGGGGGAACAAACCCCTGTATCTTATGCTCAGTGGCGGCATAGACAGTGAGCGTGTTGCCAATTCATTCTACGAGCAAAATATTCCATTCACGCCCATCATTGTTGATTTGGGTGATGTGAATTATCCAGAAAAATGGTACGCAGACTACTGGTGCAATAAGCGTGGTATCCGGCCCATAGTACTCACGTTTACTCCAGAAGAATTGCTCAGAAAAGTTATTAAACCATACTTGCGTATATTGCCTAAATACACTCGTGACTATACAACCACAATCTATTTGTATTTGGCAGACTATGTAGAGCAATTGGGAGGGGTGTGTATCAGCGGACTTGCTGATCCAAACTGGGACCTCGAACGACAACAGTTCTTTTGTGATTATGTGGATTTCCCATTGACCATACATCGTAATGGAAAACACCCAGCTGGATTCTTTCTATATACTCCCGAGATTGCACTGAGTTATGTCAACCAGTTTGATTGCACACTAGATGAACAATATAATAAAATACAATTCTACAATGTAGGGGTCAGGGTTAAATATAGTTACTTCATACCATTCTTAAATGTTTCTACTGAGTTTATGAACATCAAACGGATGCGTGAGAAAGACAAACCAGAACCAATTCCACATTGGTATGGTAATAAAGAATCACTGATCGGTCAGTTGATCTAGCGGCCTTGGCTTCATCCCGCTTTACAAACTCTGCCAGCCTATGCTAAAATTAACATAGGAGAAAACAGCATGTCAGACGATTTTAACGCAGTAGATAAAGATTACAGACAGTATCTTCGTCATCCAGTTCAATACAAATACACCAGCACAAAAGAGTATCACGATGCATTTCCTTGTGCATATAGACAGTGGCGTGCAGATAGCCATTGTAATCTAATCCATGGATACTCATTCAGTATGAAGTTCTACTTTGGTACAGATGACCTAGACGTTCGCAACTGGGCCGCAGACTATGGCGGATTGAAAGACTTGAAGAAGTTTCTTGAAGATCAGTTCGACCATACCTTAATCGTGGCTCAAGATGATCCAGAACTTGAAACTTTCAAACTGCTACAAGAAAAGAAAATGGCCAAGATCATTGTGCTGCCAGCATTGGGCTGCGAAGCACTGAGTGATCAACTCTACAAGTATGTGAATGGCGTTTACATTCCTGAAATGTGGGGCCCAGGAGAAGCAAAAAGACTTTGGTGCTACCGTGTAGAAGTGCGTGAGACACAGAGCAACATGGCTTTCCGTGAAGGCCACAGAGAATGGAATGAGGACTTGTTTGCGTAATCTCTGGAGACTTTGGGCGAAAGCTCTTGGTGAAAAAACTGGCGGTACGGATCGAGAAGCAGACCTAATTGCTTGTATCCGTAGCGCAATTGTGTTAATATCTGTAGTGACAAACTTGTTTATCGTAGCAGGTATTTTAAGACATTGGAATCAAATATGACACCCGGAAAAACTCAAGAACAAATTCAAGAAGCACTAGACATACTACAAGAAGAATGTGCAGAAGCCATTGTAGAAGTCAGCAAAGTTCGCAGATTTGGATTTGATGACAAACACTACAAAAGTGGTCTCACACACAGAACACATCTACAAATGGAACTAGGTGATGTACTAGCCATGATTGATATTCTAGTCGAACAAGGGGTTGTCACACAAGAAGGGCTAGAAATGGCCAAACTACAGAAAAAAGATAAACTAACAAAGTGGTCAAACATTTATGAGCAAAATTAAAATCGCAGAATTGTTTTATAGTATTCAGGGCGAGGGGCGCTATATGGGCGTACCCAGCGTGTTTCTTAGAACATTTGGCTGCAATTTCAAGTGCGCCGGCTTTGGTATGCCCAAGGGTCAACTAAGTACAGAAGCAGATGATATTGCAACCGTCAAACACTTATACACAAAATATGAAGAACTTCCTCTCACAGAAACTGGATGTGACAGTTACGCTAGTTGGCACCCTGATTTTAAGGACCTTAGTCCTATGCTTACAATTGATGCTATTGCCGATCGTTGTAGGAATATATTGCCTGGAGGGGCTTGGCAGGATGCGCACTTGGTTATCACAGGCGGTGAGCCGCTTCTAGGATGGCAACGCAGTTATCCAGACTTACTCACACACCCTTTCATGGCAGAACTAAAAGAACTGACCTTTGAAACAAATGGCACACAGGAACTCAGCGCAAGTTTCTACAACTTTTTGCGTGGCTGGGCTACACAATCACCAGATCGTGAAATTACTTTCAGTGTCAGCCCAAAACTAAGTATTAGTGGCGAGAAGCACGAAGAAGCCATCCGACCCAAAATCGTTTGCGAATACGAAGATGTTGGTACAGTGTATCTAAAGTTTGTTATAGCACACGACACTGACTTACAAGAGATTGAAGATACTGTAGCTGAATATCGTGCAGAGGGCTTTAAAGGGCACGTTTATCTAATGCCCTGCGGCGGCGTTGAATCAGTCTATGGTCTAAACAATCGTGCTGTAGCAGAAATGGCAATGCGTAAGGGTTGGCGTTACAGCGACCGATTGCAAGTGCCGCTATTTAAAAATGAATGGGGAACCTAATGGTCACAGTAAAGAAAACACCTGCTAAGAAACCAGCAGAAGCTGTAAAGACAGCAAAAGAAATCGCAACAGAAGCGGGTGAACCCTATGTTGCTATCATAAGCATTGAACTTGATCCAGACAATGTGGGTAATGGCGCATTTGAATTAGATTGGAATGAGAAATTCATCACTAATCTAGTTCGTGCTGGCTATCAAAGCAAGCCCAACGAAGCAGAAGATGTTATCATTGATCGTTGGTTCCAAACTATCTGCAAGAACATTGCTATGGAAAACTATGAGCAATGGGAGTCTAATCAACCATATGATGCTCGTCCACGAGTCATTGATCGCAAGAACCTAGGTGACGGACGTAGCGAGGCAAGTTAATGGAATCCCTACCAATACCCAAGACCATGAAGGTCTATCAGTTAGTCAGAATGTCAACAAAGACAACTCTGAACTTTAGCACCACTGGCACTGCTGCCTCTGGTGCATCGTATATTGGGTCAGGATTCTATTTGACACAGAGTGAAGCGGAACAAAATCGCACATTAGAAACTCTTAAAGACACTGATGGCAACAAGTTCTATGTGTTTGAACTTGAATTTCCAAATCCGGCATATAGAGAATAATGGATATTTACGTAAATGGTATTTTACAGGTGCCTGGCTTTGACTATGTAGCCAGCAAGAATTCTGTGAGTTTTACTCGCCCCCCGGCAAGAGGATATGATATTGTCGTAGAAGACTCAGGCGGCAACGCGACTCAGATCACAGCCGATGGAACTACATTCCTATACCAACTCTCGGCGGACACCAAGAGCTACAACAATGCCATAAATCTATTAAACGATGCGCTGAAATATTATGATAATCCAGCAGTGGCCGATGTATTGGAACGCTTGCGGATAGTTGTTGAATTAGTTAAACAAGAATGACTGATGATCTAAACAGTGCCAAGGGACGTGACAGTTATGATATTGTTACAGGCAATACCATCGTTAGTCATTTCAATCGAAATATAACTCCCTATGCTACTAGCACACTAGGTCCTAAATTTGATCTAATCCCAGTAGAAAAACAAAAAGACTTAATGATCAATCACGCTAGGATGTATGCCCAGCAAGAATATGATCGTATTATGGAATTAGTTGCAGTTCTACAAAAACAAGCAGAAGATATACAACGCAGACTCGCAGTTACTGATGCAGTACACGCCGCAGAATATAACTTTCAAGTAGTTATGGGTAATTGTTATTGGTTAGTGTGGGAACAACAAAAACAAAAGAATCTGTTGGTGATGACTGGTCCCAATGATTGGGCCACTGGCATCCCGCCAAACTATGATTACATAATGCAGGTCAAGTATATGGGTGACCATACTTGGTTAGAAATAACATGATCTTATACGTCAACGGTGATAGTCATACTGCCGCAGGCGAAGCAGTAAACGATTATTGTTTTGCACAAGATGATCCCAAGTTGTGGGCATATGGTCGTGCGCCACATCCTGACAATCTTGCTGTAAGCTGGGGACAAAGACTAGCAGACAGACTAGGTGCTACGCTACATTGTGATGCCGAAAGTGCCGCCAGTAACACACGCATAGTTCGCACCACAGAAGACTTTATATTAAATCAGGTTCGTCCAGACTTGATTGTGATTGGATGGTCAACTTGGGAGCGTGAAGAATGGTTCCACAAGGACAGCTACTATCAGGTCAATGCAGGTGGAGTTGGTGAAGATTGGCCTGATGAAATCAAAGATCGTTACCGAAAATGGATAGTAAACTTAGACTATCAAACACACATAAACAAAGAGCACAGAGCCATACACAACTTTCACCAGTTCTTGGAAAAGCATGGCATCAATCACTACTTCTTTACCTGCTATGAACCGTTTGCCAATGTAGAACACTTGGATTGGAACAACTGCTATCTTGATCCATACAACAGAGAACTAACGTATTACAATTGGTGTTTGGCACAGGGTTTTAAAACTGTAAAACAAAATAGTTATCATTTTGGGGCAGACGCACACGCAGCTTGGGCCGATTATCTGTACGACCAAATTGTGCAATATTACTTGACTAAAAAATAAACTGCTAGTATAATATCAACTATGAAATACCTAATTGTTGATACTGCAAACACATTCTTTCGTGCTCGGCACAGCGCACATCGTCAGGCAGAAATGTGGGACAAACTTGGATTTGCTATCCACGTTACCTTGAGTAGCATTTCTAGTGCGTTTCGTAATCACAAAGCAGACCACGTTGTGATCTGCCTAGAAGGTCGTAGCTGGCGCAAGGACTTCTATGAGCCATACAAAAAGAATCGTGCAGTTAAAACTGCATCATTGACTGAAAAAGAACAAGAAGAGGATCGTTTGTTTTGGGAAGCATTTGATGCACTTAAAACTTTCCTCAAAGAAAGCACAAACTGTACAGTGCTCCGACACGAAAACTTAGAAGCAGATGATTTGATTGCTGGTTGGATTCAGGCACATCCACAAGACGAGCACGTTATCATCAGCACAGATTCAGACTTCCATCAGTTACTGGCCACTAATGTTGTTCAGTACAATGGCGTCAATGAAGAATTGCACACTCTGCAAGGTATTTTTGACAAAAAAGGCAAGCAAGTCGTTGATAAGAAAACCAAAGAACCCAAGAAAATTCCCGAGCCCAAGTGGATACTCTTTGAGAAATGTATGCGTGGAGATGCTAGTGATAATGTCTTCTCCGCATATCCTGGAGTTAGAACCAAGGGCACTAAGAATAAGACGGGTCTGGAAGAAGCCTTTGCCGATAGGGATAGCAAAGGATATTCTTGGAACAATCTTATGTTGCAGAAGTGGGTTGACCACAACGGGGTTGAGCATCGAGTATTGGATGACTACAAC